CCACTGTTGATTTATAAGTATTTTTATATTTCCACTGTCATATTTTAGATTATTAATTTTAAATAAATTTTCCAATCTATCCAAAAGTGAATTACTGTCCATAGCTATATAGTTATTAATATTGGCCGAAATATCTGTATTATTATTCTTGCATAAATACAATTTCTTTGTGTTTTTATCAAAGTAGGTTTTACCTGCTTCTTTTAAACCTATTTCATTTAAAACACCACCATAAGTTTTTCCAGTTATTTCTTCTATTTTATTCCCTTCTAGTGCTGTATTTCCTTGAGTTCCATATTTAACTATTCCGTACTGCTCAGCTGAAGCATAGTCTGTTTTATTTACTTTTTTATTCATTCCTTCATTAAACTCTTGAAGTGATACATAACTATGCAAATCAATTTTGGCATCAACTTTTGAACCACTTGTTATATTGAAATAAATTACTATTATAAAAGAATGTGGGCTATCTTTCATTAATGGAATATAATCATATTTATCTCCAGCATTAGCATAAGCATAAAGAATTTCTTCACCTTCATTTCCTTGTGCATAAAGTCCAATTTCTCTGAAGATTTTATCTTCTCTTAGCTCAGCATTAGAAAATTGAAGTTCTATAGCTACTATATTTTTTTCATCTCCCTGTATCTTACAACTAGTTACACTAGCTGTCCCCCATACTTCTTTTATATCTGTTAAGAATCTAATCTCATCATTTGAAGTTATTGAACCACTTCCTAACTTTGCTTTTGTAAAAGTTAAAGTTTCAGATAAGTTTCCATTTATCTTTGCTTGAAGTTGTTCACCTTTTTTTGTTAGCTTTAAGCCTTCAAAATAACTCATTATGTAGTCCCTCCTATTTGAATTATCTTAGTAAATCCTATCCCTTGAGCTATATTCAATTCTGAATTTATCCTCATAGTTTGATCCAGTTTAAAATCAGCTTTTATCTCTATTTTTTTCATATTCTCAACTATTGATGAGTAATATTTATTACTTTTATTATTAATTATTTCAAGTTCCCAATACATTCTTGCTCCAGCTTCACAAACTTTATTTAAATCAGGCATTTTATTAATAACTTTCAAGTCATCAACCATATTTACTTTAAACAGCTGGCTTGCTACTTCTTGTAATGGTCTGGTCTTTAATTTTGTAACTTCTTTATTAGTAAGTTCTCTCGTTAATGAAAGTAAAAACTCCGTATTGGGTAATCCATCAAGTGCTATTTTTTTAATAATCAATGCTTGTCTATAAGTTTCATCATCTCGACCATTTCTCTTTTCATCATATCTTTCCCCCATAAAATCTAAGAATATCCCTGAACATTTCAATAGTGATGTTTGATTTTTTAAGTCCTCTATTAAGGCATTTATGTACTCAATAACAGGCTTCAAGGTCTTATAAAATTTAATTGTATTTTCCTTTTGAAAATGTAAAGGTAAACCCTTTATAACCTCATCTATCATGATATTCTCCCAGCACTCTTTGGTATTTCATTAAAGTTTAATTGAATTGAATTACTCCAAATAAGAGTACTTTTTTTTCTAAACTTTAAATCAAAATCAGTGTATTTATAGTTTTTATTGTAAAGATATTCATATAAGAATGTCCCATTTGATAGTAAAGCCCCTATGCCAGCTTCATTAATGTACTCATCAATTAAGTTTTTGATTTTCAATTCATCAGCACTTTTTATATCCAATTTATATTCAATTTCTGTTTGAGTTGGTCTATCAAATCTTATAACTTCATAATGATTTGGTACAGATGTTGGAACATTTACAACTACACTTCCCCTTGTATCAGGTGTATGAATGTGCATATAAATAGCATGTGCTATTTCCTCTTTTATTCCTCCATCTACAACTATCCAAATGCTTTTTGAAGAGAGCCCAAAACTGTCAATGTTCATTGTATTATTTCTTATCCCGTTAGCACTTTTCACTCCTGGTAATTTTCTAATAGCATTTAAAACAGGTAATAAAGCCCATTCCCCTTTACTATTTCCAGCTAAATATCTTTTTAAATACTCATAATCAGTTTCAGAAGAAAGCCCACCTTCTCCAATTTCTGTATTTTGTACATCTACTATTGAAGCTGGTGCTTTTATAACTTTTTCAATTTTATTAATTTGAATGTTTCCTTCCTCTCCATCGAACAGGCTTTGAAATAGTATTGTCTTACTCTTTGAAGAATCCACCTCAAACCTTTCTATATTTTCATATCTTGTCCCATTCTCTGATTGGATAATAATATCCCCTTGTATTACATCAACAAAGCCTGTTGCTGTAACTTTACAATGTATTTGGGCTTTTGTTCCAAACCGTCTAGGAAAAAAATATAATAAATTGTCTAGTTCTTCATTTTGTGCATTATATATATTTAAACCCCTTGCTATTGAAATAATTTTGTCTTCCAGGTAAGAGCAAAGATATATAAAAGGTGCTACTAGTTTGTAATAATCACCAGTTGACTTAACATTGAAATCACTCCCAAAGTTTTCCTTTTTCTGTGCCTCTTTTTGTGCTAATTCCATAAGTCCTTGAAAGCCTTTTGTTTCAAATTTATCCACTGATAATCACCTCTTTTTCTATATCATTATGTTCTTTATGAGTTATATATATTTTTGCTTTTAAAGTTCTTTCTTCCTCAGAAATTATTTGATAACTAATTGACTCTATTTCACTTCTAAACCATTCTTGTAACTTTCTGCAAATATGTTCAAGTTTATACTCAGCTACATCTTGTTCATTTATTATTCTTATATCAAGTCCTAAATTTTCATCATAAAAGCACTCTATTGAGTATATTTTTAAAGAGTTTACTACTCTTTGCCAAAACTCTTCTATTCCTGAAATGGTTGAAAAGTTAATATCTCCATCATTCATTTTTATAGCTTTCATTAAACTACTCCTCCACTTGTGTCATTTCCTTTTGCTACTCCTGAATGCTTATGATTTTTTAAGCTCTTATCTCCAGCCTTAACATCTTCTGTTGCTGAAACAGTTCCAGTTGAGGCTATATTTCCAGTTTGTGTTGTATTTCCTTTTTGAGTAGTATCTCCAGTTATTTCAACATTTCCTTTTTGACTAGAATTTCCTTTTAAATCAATATTTCCTTCCTCTAATCTATCTCCAATAATTCTAATATCAGAAGGAAATTCAAGACTTTCAGTAGCATTTGGGATTGTGAAAGGTAAAATAAAACCATTATTTAAATTATTCCTTCTATTTGAATCCATAACATCATGAGAACCTTGACTTATATATGAAGAAATATCAAAAGTTAATATAAAATACGGCATTATATCCCCTTCTTTGATATTCCAGTCAATATGGTCTTTACTATCTCCAAATAATGCGACTGGAACATTACGGAGTACAGGCAAAGCAACTCCATTGGGACTAAACAAAGGCTCAGCATCTACAAATCTACCCTTTCTTATTTTTTGTATTTTTACTAGAATTATCCTTATGTTTTCCATCATCTTTCATCACTTTTACTCCTAGTTTCATATTCCAACTATCATTTAAAGAAATATTTACCTCTTCAACTTGCATAAACCCACTGACATCATCACTTGAAACATATATAATATCTCCTTTTTTTATATAGTGAATTGGGAAACATTCAACAGTATAATCATATTTATTGCTTTCTTTTACAGTTTTCTTTTTCTTTTCTTTACTCCATTTTTCATCTTTTTTACTATCAGTTTTTTTATTGTCTGACTTTTTATTTACTTTTGTTTCCTTTTCCTGCTTTTCAACAGCTTCAGGATTATGTATCAAACCACTTTCAAAAGTTAAATAAATAGCTTGATTTTTCTGCTTATCTGTATAAATATAAAGATCATCACCTTTTAAAGTCATTTTACTTTCTGAGTCCTGAACTAATTCTTTTAACTCCTGAAAACCTTGACTATAACAAGTAAAACCATTTGTATAAACTTTGTCTTTATTTAGATCCATAGAAATAAGATTTAAACCTAATTCCTTAGTAACTTCTTTAATAGCTTCTGATATTCTTACATTCCCATCTAAACTAATAGAAACTATTTTACTGCTATTCTTAGTTCTTTCTGAACAAGTTAGCTCTTGAACAAAAGAAGCTCCATCTCTTGCTTTTTTCTTTTTAATAACTTCATACTTAGAATAATATCCAATATCAGACTCATAACCAAACCAAAGCTCTATCTCACTTCCTACCTCTATGTCTTGACTTAAATTGTATATTTTAAATGTCCCTACTCCTACTTTCCCTTCTTCTCCACTTTTTACCTCAACATCAAACTTTAATCCATTATTATTATGATCATTTATTTTTACTCCATTTATAACAAGGTATGAATTTCTCGGGAAAATAGGTCTATTTGCTATAAATTCCATTATTCCTCCACTAAAAGTTCAATTTTATCTATATTTTCATAATCAATTTTTACTGCTTTTCTATCCAAAGTATTAGGAATAATATATTTTTGTGGATACTTTTTATTAAAGTTTCCTTTTTCATCAACTAATTTATTGCACCAAAGTGGAATACCAAATAAAATTGGCTCATTAGCATATATCAAATTATCTTCAATATCATAAAGTGTTATATATACCCTTTTATCATAAGAATTATATGTGAATTCAAACTGAAAGGTTGTCCCTGCAATAGTTATCTCAGTTATATATGGAATTGATTCTTTCATTATATTTATTTTCATCCTATGCTCCTGGTAATCTTATATGTTCACTTTGTAAATCTCCTTCCCAATCCTTTTTACTGCTAGCTTTATTTTTGGCTTTTGCTGTTGTTTTTATTTTTGTTTTCTTTCTTACAGCAGGTTTAGCCTTTTTGCTAGGTGCTGGTATCATAGAAATATGGGTAATTTTTATTTCTACTAAGGAAATTGTAAACTCTGTGTAGTATAAAGATGTTATTGTATTTTCTATACTTGTTATTGCCATATTTTTATATAACTTAACCATGTACAAGTCTACAAGTTCTCTTTTATTCCTAAGTTCTATAATTTTTTCAAAAATTTCTTTATGATCAGCTCCAACAATTTGAACTTTAAAAGATAATTCCAAAGGGTTTGGCGTTATATTATCAGCTATTTGAGTCCCGTCATCTATTGGTACTGTTGGAACATCATTAGAATAGCTTTCTGATACATCAGAAACTAATTGAAGTTGTATATTCCCAAGTAAAATAGGTGGAGTTTTCTTAATGTGATTATCAATTTGATTAGTCAATGAGTTAGCACTGCTTAAAAAACTACTTACTTTACTCATCAAATTTGTTATTGAAAACATCTATATATCTCCTTTTGCAATCTCGTTTTGTAGCATAAAATCCTCTAATTTTTCCACTATTATTTCTCCTACTCTATTCCAATCAGTTTCAGCTTTTGTTGTTGGCATGTTTATAGTAAGATTTAATATAACTTTTTTATCAGATTTACTAGATCTTTTACTATTTGTTGAACTTTTTATATCTGAAAAACTATTATTTTCTATATTTGAATAAGTATTATTTTCTTCAGCAGTTAGTACTCTTTCTCCTTTATGCAGTTCGGCTATATAGCCATCGAAAGGGACATAGTCAAGCCCCGTTTTATGTGTCCCATCTATCACAGGAGTATCTTCAAAATATACTCTTTCAGTTGTTGCATTTTTCTTTCCACTATCATCAAAAAACCATGATATCCCTGGCAATGATTTTATTTTTTGTCCTAAGTTTGAGAAAAATCCTTTAATATTTTCCCAAATTTTAGCAACATAATCTAATATAAAATCAAAAGCTGATGCAGCAGTTGACTTCATTGTCTCCCACACTTCTTTTAATTTGTCTATTAGTTTAAAAAATACATCAACAGCTTTATCCTTTAAACCTATAAAAAAATTACCTATGTCAATTATTTTGTTATATAAATAGCCTGCTAGTTCTGAGAACTTAGTTTTTATTAAATCCCAATTTTCTATTATTAATTTTCCAATTGTAATAATTAAGCCAAAAGGAGTAAATAACATAAACATTTTTTTCCCAACATCCCATAATGCCTTACCAAAAGATTTTATTTTCTCCCATATTTTTATAAAAAAATCTTTTATTTTTACTCCAAAAGCTTTTATACTTCCCCATAGTGCAGCTAATTTTACTTTTATTAAATCCCAGTTTCTATATAATAAAACACCAATAGCTATTACAGCTCCTATTCCAAGCATAATAGGATTAAATGAGAATCCTGCTAATGCTGTTTTTAAAGCTCCAATTAAAACTATAATCTTATTAATTACAAAAATTCCAGCTATTGCACTTGCTAAAGGAATTAAAACTTCCTTCCACTTAACAATAAAATCTATTACTTTTCCACCAATATTAATTATTTCTCCAAAAATATTAGATAAATTTTCTGCCCATTTAGTAAATGTTCCATCTTCTTGAAGTTTTACTAAGGTATTAGCAAATGGAATAATAACCTTATCTCTAAGAATTTGAAATGGAGAGTTTTCAACTATATCTCCAAATTCATTCACTCCTGCCAATGTTGAAAGTGCTGACTTTGCAGCTCCAGATATAGTTGATAGTCCTCCCTTAAATGTTTTGGCTTGTTTTTCCATTGCACCACCAAAACGAGAGTCCATCATTTCAAACAAAGTCTTATTAAATAGTTCTAGATCATTGATTTGTCCTTTACTGTTAAATATTTCTAAGCCCTTGCTTTTTCCAAACTCAGCAATCATATTCTTAGTAATTCCAAATTCTTTTAATCTTTCAAGTTCTCCAGTTCTTGCATCAGCAACAGCTTCAATTGCTTGATCAAAACTTTTACCCATTCCTGATGCCATATCTCCAATCATTTCTAAATAGGTCCTATTAGTAGTCTTTAAAATTCTATCTCCTTCAATTCCATAAGATTGAAGTTTTGTCATTCCACCAACTACCTCTTCTGTTTCAAATGGTGTTTTATTAGCAAATCTACTAGCCCAAGCTAGTTTCTTTCTTGCTTTATTTGAATCCTTCAAAACAGTTTCAAGGGTATTTCTATACTGTTCAATATTCCCTGCTCCTTCAATAGCAGTTTTTAATGTAAAACCTGCTGCTAATGTTGTAGCAATTCTTTTTAAAACTCCTAAGAATGAATTAGCTTTTTCTTTACTATTTTGAAACTGTTGCTGGGCATAATTTCCAAAGTTCCCTAATCCTCTACGGAGTCCAATAAATCCATTTCTTAGTTTTGAAATAGCAGGAAAGTTAGCTACAATCTTAGCTTTTAATGTACTAAAAGTTGAACTTATTTTATTTTTAAAATTGACTATACTTTGCTTTACTGAATTAATCTTATTTTTTAAACCGCTAAATGCTGAACTTATTGAGTTCTTAGCAGTATTCATGTTATTTTTTAAAGCGTCAATTTGTGCATCAATTTTTTTTAAAGAATCAAGTCCATCTCCTATCACTTTAAAAGCCAATGTTAATTGCTCAAGCATAGCTAAACTCTCCTCCTTTCTAACTTTTATTTTTTCTTTTAACATAATTAGCCCAAGCTAATTGTAAAAGCATATACTCCTCATAACATAATTCTCCAACAGGTTTATTAAAGTATGAAATTTTAGATTCAAAGCAAATGTCAAACCTTCCTTGTTTAATTTCCCTTATTTTCTCCAAAGTTCTTAATGAATAAAAAGGGTGTTTGCTGAAATTCTGTAATAACATTGACCATTGTTAATAAAGCCTCTTGATCCATATTAAAAAATTCTATATCTCTTGCTTCGGCTGGTTGAGCTACAAAAGTTGTCAATAACTCTTTTGCTGTTGTTAATTCATCTTTTTTGGCTGAAAGTTTAAAAAATGTATCTGTTGAAACTCTTTCTACTCTGAAAGATCTGTCCATTGTTTTAAAGTCTTTTCCTGTCATCATTAAATCAAATTCTAAAGCTCCTAAACCATCAGGTTTAAAAATTACATTTGAAACATTTTTATTTTTTAATTTTTCTAAAAATTCTTTATTTTTTAATTCTTGTTGTTCTTTTTTATCCATTAGTTTATTGCCTCCTTGACACCTGTGCATACAAGTTTAAATTCTCTTGAATCAGATTCACCATCATTAGCTAATTCACTTTTATTTACCCCAATTTCTTTTATAGTTACTCCTCTGCTGTACTTTGAGCTTGAACTATCTTTGAAATATCCTGAACCAGTTATTACATTTTCTGAGGCATTTAAAAGTATTTTTTCATCTTCTGTTCCTGTTGGGACAGTGATAGTTATCTCCATATTTGGATCTGGACTATATATGATTCTTCTTTCTCCATAAATACTTTTATCTGATTGCTTATATGGGTCTTCAGGTGCTCCAACACTTAAACTTCTCCAGTTCTTAAAAGTGTAGCCATTGAAAATAAATGTCTTTTTACTATTATCAACCATTATTCATTACCTCCAATATCCTTATTAGTTTTCATTAATGTTAAATCAATAAAATAAGCCCAGTTTCTAAGTCTGAAAAGTACTCTTGGTCTTACAAGTCTTAGTCCTCTTTCTGTTGCAGTTTGATTAACTGGGAAAACTGTATATTGATATTTACCATTTAATTTTGCAAGTAAATTATTAGCCCCCATTTCTTCCATAACATTGTTTAATGTTTCTTCTAAAAAAGCATAACCTTCCTCATCTTGTGGGAAACCCTTTTTAATCATAGCTTTTTCTAAATTTTCATTTAGATTTACAATGATACAATCAATAGCAGTTGTGTCATCTAAATAAGTTCCATCTGTTGCTTTTCCACCATTGGCTGTTATATAGCCTTCTGATGTTCTTTTTTCCACAAATGTAATATTATTTTTTGTAAGTTCAGGCTTTTTAGCTAGTTCAGTATCAGCTGTTACTCCTTGTAACTCTATCATTGAGCTTCTATATCCTGCTCCTTTTGTTACAACTACACCAGCATAAGCTGCTGCTTTGTATTCTTTTTCTGCTTCATCTCTTTTTAAATTCCAAATAGGCACTATTCTATCAGATTTTAAAGTATCAGCAATTGGGTATGCTTTTACTTCTGTAATATATATTTTTCTATTTTCAGTTAAAAAAGAACTTACTGCTTTCATAGTTTCATCAGTATCAAAGGTTGTTATAAGTGCATACCATTCTTTGTCTAAATTTTCATTTAACACTTCTTTCAATTTATCTTCAATTTTTTCTTGCCCTGTTGCTGTAACTCCAACTATTCCAAAGAAATCAGGTTTTAATATATTGCCATCTCCATCTCTTTGTCCTAAAAACTTTTCCACTAATTTATATACTTTTGAATTATTTCCAAAATCATTAGCAACATCTTTTGAGTTCATATAATATTTAAAATCTACATTCTTATCATTTGTAACTATAAGAGTTTTATTAAGTGCAGCTATTGTTAAATTTAGCTCTTGTTCTAATGTTATTTTTATTGGTTCTCTATATACTCCCATTATTCTTTCCTCCTTACTATTCTGTTTCTATACTTTTCATTAACTAATAATTCTATTTCTTTTATTAGTTCAAGTTCTCTTTCTTTTGTTATTTTCATATATTCAAAAATTATGTCAAAACTACAACGATATTCATATTTAGCATTAATTAACTCATTTAATGATTTTATTTCACTACTTTTTACAACTCCAGCTTCTATTCTTCCAATTTCTCTTCTTGCATTAAAAAGAATTAGTTCTCTCAGTGTTGTTGCATTTTCTAAAGTCTCTTCTTGTGTTTCAGAATAAACATCAAATTGAATTCTCGCCATTATTCTATATTCTGTTGTTTCAAGATATTTTTCATCTTTTTTTATGTATTCTCTTTCTGTGTATCCTCTAAAATCAGCACTATTTATATTTAACACTTGATAAGTTGCATAGGGCTTTTTTGGAGGCTTTTTATCAGTAAAAGCTGGTATAATTTGAATATTACTTATTTTATTAAGAAGTTCAATTATAAGGTTAATCATCTTTTGTACTCCTTTTCAAAATATAGCTTTTTATATCAGCTAAATAATCAAAGTCAGTTATTTCAATTATTTTAAATTCTTCTCCTCTTAAAATAGCAACAGTTCCTTCTTTTAGCTTCTCTTTTGTAAATAGCTCCATATCTTTAAGAGTTATTTCACCTTGTGGATAATATTTCAAAGTATCAGATGAAACGGGCATATACACACCTTTTATAATCTTTTCTTTTTCTTCATCAGCTATATATTTTCCTTTTTCCCATCTTCCCTCAGCTTTTGAAATAACTTTTATATTTGTTATGTGCTTACTTAATAAAATAACTTTATCCATTTTTATACATCCTTAAAATCTGACAAATACTCTATTGTTCCATTTTCATTTACTATTTGATACCTAATTGACTTGATTAAAAACCTGTTATCAAGAAGTGGTTTTGTATTATTAGTCTGTCCATTCTTAGTTTTTATTTTTAAAGTTTTTGGATCATTTGGAACTGCCCAAGCATGAGCTGTAGCAATACTTTGAATTATTAAACCCCTTATAGTTTCTCCTATCTCCATAAGTGCTTCTTTTCCACTCTTTTCCCCTTTTATAACCTTCTTGGGTGCTGCTTGAATCAAGTTTGAAATGATTCCTCTATTACTATCAAAAGCATTTCTCATAAAAGGACGAGCTGGTATATCAGAAGTCCCAAATTCATTCCATATTGCATAATTCAATATTGTTGTTTTTCCATCTTCTCCCATTAAACTTTTATCAATAGCTAATATTCCAATTTCTAATTGATGCTTTGCCAAGTACTCAATTTCTTTTAATGATTTAACTATCATATTTCTACAACTCCAAACAAGTCCTTAACTCCTCGTATGAAGTTATCTGATTGTTCTATCTTATTAAGAAAAGTATAGTTTATTCCTCTTATTCCATAACTCTTTAACCCTTCAGCATTTGAAAGCTCTTCTTTTATAGTTGAACAAATGAACATTAAAAGATTTTCAGTTAGTTCTTCATATCCAGCAACGTATTCAATTTCTACATAAGAATCTACTGTAATAATTTCATCAAATATTACTTTTCTATTTACAAAACTGAAAGGGAGTTTTTTACACCCTTTTTTAGCGTTCAATACCCTTTCAATTTTCTTTCTAGGTAAGAATACATAGTTTTTATTAAGTCCACTAACTAAACTTGTTATTTGCCCTTTTAGGAGTTCATAGCCTAATATCCCCTCTATCTTTTTTATTACTGCATTAATATAAAAATTTAAAAGCTTTTCATCCTCAATATTAGTGAGTATTTTAGCAATTTCTAAATCATATTTAATTCCCATGCTATCCCCTTGCTAGCATTGTAAGAGGGAATAATCCCTCTTAAATTATGCTTTTTTAACTATTTTTATAATGTTTTCAGGTAATTGAACTCCAAAACCTACGCCTTTTTCCATGTAGTATTTTGTGTATCCTTTAGAAGTTACTTTATCTTCTAATCTCATTGTCATAGCATTATTTTGAATTCCCATCACTGCTGTACTTAAATCTGCAAATACTCCAATAATATCTGTTCCAGCTGTTGCTGTATCTATTCCTTTAAGCTCTGCATTTTCTGAATCAACAAGTATTACTGGTCTTGACATTAATGTTCTAGTAGTCCCAGTGTCTAAGTCTGTAAGATAAAAATCTTTTTGACTATTTTTAAGTTTTGCTATTCTTGCCCAAGTTTCTGGAGAAAAATACCATTTTGCTTGTTGTGCTATTGCTTCTTTCATTGAATAATATGCTGTTATTATAGAGTCAACAAATGTTGTGTCATCTGTTGTATCAAATTCAACTTTTTTCTTAACAGATGTATCTTTTAATATCCCTATTGGGGTATTTGTTCCTGTTCCACTAAATAAAGTATCTGCTAATCTTAAAGATAAAGCATATTCAACTCTTTTTAGTAGAAAATTAGCATATCCTACAAAATTTGTTGCTAATAATTTATTGGTAATCTTAGGCATTGCATATAATTGATGTATAGCAATACTCAAATTTTCAAGTTTTGAAGCAGTAGTTTCTTTTCTGTTTTCTTCTTCTCCTACCCACCCAGTTTCTGGTAGTCCTGCAACTTCTCTTGGAATTGTAAGACTTCCATCAGTTATTGGGATAAATGTTATATCTGTCAAAACTGGATTAATATCTGTTAATCTTTCCAAAATTGTATTAACATACTGTGTTTTTACAGCAGCAGCAGTATTTGATGTGCTTGCAGGATCTGCAAAACTTACTTCTGTTTCCTCTGTAAATACTATATCAGCTGATTTTCCAGTTTTTTCTACTGCTTGTATCATTGCACTAAATTGTTCAGCAGCTGTTACTTCTTTTCTAGTTGGTTTAAAATCTGCTTTTAAACCTTTTATAACTTCATTAAATTCATTCATTTGTTTTTCAATTTCTGCTTTGAATTCACCATTTAATTCAGTTTTTATTTCTTCAAATTTTGAATTAATTTCATTGAATTTAACAGGTAAATTTTTAATTTCTTCAGGTGTTCCTGCTTCTAATAATTCAGTTTTAAAGTTTGCTAATAATTCAGCCATCAATATTTTTAATTGTTCTTTATCCATTTGTCCTATTCCTCCATTTTCTTTATTAAAAACTCTTGTTACTTTACTTCCTTTTACAGCACCTTTAGGTGTTAAGCTCCCCTCATGAGCTTCAAACTTATTTATATCTATGTAATACTTACCATTTTCACTATATTCTTTATAATCTACAATGTTTCCACCCACTGACATTTCAAAAGGTAGCTTCATTTCTTTCATAAGCGAATACAACTTTACAGCTTCAGGATTTATATAATTTCCATTATCATCTTTTGATAAATGAAACTCTCCCACAACTTCAAATCCTTTCTCTGTTTCTTCTCCTACTAATTTTCCAACTGGTAATAATTCACCATAATGATTATATAAAAGGAGTAAAGTCTTCCCATTATTTCCTTGCATACTTCCTTTTTTAAATCTATAAATACCCTTTGCAAGACTGTCATTTTGCATATTTACAAGTATTCCTGTAAATCTTCCTGGTGTTCCTTCTTCTTCCTTAAACTTTTCAATTTCACATGTAAAATTTAAAGTTTCATCAGAAAAATTAATTCTTTTCTTTATCTTTTTCTTTGACATACCTACTCCTTTTATCTAAAAATAATTAAACAACTACATCTAACAACCTCAGAAACTGGTAAACTATCCTGGTGTGGATACTCAGCTTCTACACCATCTTTTAACTTCCATTTATAATCTATATCCACCCATTTATTACTTATAGCTTTATGATGTGCTCTATATGTCTTTTTCCCTCCAACGTGTATCCAACATTTTTCTTTCATCACATTTTTAGCAGTTTCATAACTTGTTGTATTAATGCTTTTGCTTGTCTCAGTTCTTGCTATTGTACTGGCTCTTTGTTCTGTCATTCCATTAATATTCTTTACCAGTTCTTTAACCATTTCATTATGCGATAAGCCTTCTTCTTGCCCTGTTGTGATTATCTTATTTAAAATATTTTTTGTTGTTGCTGTCATTTTAGTTGCTTGTTTTCCAGCATTTTTTATATTCCAATCCTTTAAAAAATAATCCCTAATACCTTTTATAGTTTTAGATTTTATTGTTTTCTTGTAGATGTTTTGAAAGCCTTTAAAAGTCTCTTCGAATGTATATAAGTAAACTACTTCAAGTCCCTTTTTAAATTTCTTCAAAAGCCATTCGTAGTCAATATTTATAATCATTTTTACATCATATTTTTTTGAATTATCTTCAATTATTTTGTCTCTTAATTCTATAAATATCTTTTCTATAATTTTTTTATTTCTTGCACTTAGCCGTCTTTCTAATGCTTTTATTGCTTTTATCTTTTGAACTTCCTTTTTCATACATCCTCAGCTCTTTCACCTTCTGTTGTTGCGGGTTCAGTAATTTCTTCCAATGTCATATCTCCACCACCAACAAGCAAGACATCCCCGCCTTTTAGTTGCTCCAAACTTAAATCAGTAAGTGTTGATATAATTCTTCTATATTCATTTATTGTTACCCTATTTTTTAAAGGTTCTAATTTTTGAATAATATCTCCTATATCATCTTTCAGTTCATCAGCACCAGAAAGATCATAGTCTATATATTCTCCATTTTTCAGATAGTCAGCTAATAAATAATTAAGCCAATTCTTTAAATTGTTAAAAAACGGAATTACTGCTTCTCTATATAGTTCTTTTTTAGCTTGTTTTCTATTTTGATAAGTTGAATCTCCTCCACCAACTAATTCAACTGGGACATCAGCAGCAATAGCAGCTCTTTCATGTGCTTTTTGTTCTGCTGTACTCCAGTCAGCATCTATTGGTGCTTTTGAAGTGTCTTGGTACTTTAATCCAGAACCAAGTACCAAAGGACTTCCAGCATTCTCAGCTCCTGCATAATGAGCTGAATATTTGCTCCTTATTTCTTCTCTATCTTCCTTATCTACTGCACCTTCTGTTTGAAGTATTCCCCCTGGTTTTCCTAGATTATTTGCCAAGCTCCAGTTCCATTTCCAAGCCTTGAATAAATAAGCTCCAAATATTGCTAATGCGTTCTGTTTGCTTCTTCCTTGACCTATTCCATTTCCACTAACTCCATCTATTATGTTGTCATAGTTTGGAGAACTAAGCCATATATAGTTTTTTAATTCGTCCCCAGTTATTGTTTTAGCTGGGTTATGGATTCTTATTTCTCTTATCCTTCTACCTTCAAAATACACTGTAAAATTATTTGGTGAGTGTATATATAAGTCAGGAGCAAGTGAGGGCAACCCTTTTATAAGTTCTAATAAAACTCCATTATTTGAACCTTCTAACCAAACTATTAAATAATCTATAAAGTCCTGGAATGATGTATTTGGATTAATCATTCTAAAAATCTTATTTAAAATATGATTATCAACTTTTTTCTTTCCATCCTCTTTTCCTATATAAATGCCCATTTCTATGTTTTGACAAGCCTTTATCTTTTTCCTAATTGGCAGCATAAAGCCTGGCTGTTCCCATATTGTTGACATATATTCAGATGCTTCAAAATTCTTCCCATCTCCAGTCATTACAGAACAATCCTTGAAAAACCAATTTTTAAAAAATTCTCTAATACTCATATACCCACTTCCCTTTTTTCATATCATTAGAAAATGCGTATCTTGTTGCATCTATTGTATGGTTATTAGAATCACATAAGCGTGGTAATGGATTCCCTTCACGATCAGTGTCATAATCAATCATTTCAAATTCTCTTGATATGTTTGGAGTTCTTTTTGGATCTATTACTATTGCTTCCAAATCAGAAAGCCATTTTTCTCCATACTCAACACTTCCAGCACCTTTTTTTGCTCCCCATGCACTTATGTCATATTCCTTTAATTCATCAATAGATTTGGGTTCAGCACTATCACACATAACCAGCTCATCATAGCCTTTTGAAAGAATATAGTTTGCTAGATTTCTGTTTTTTAAACCTACTCCATAATACTCATCTAGTGCATAAATAATGCCTTTCTTTTTGTCATATCCCCATCTAACAAAAGCTAATGGATCAACTCCATAACCCCAGTCAACTCCATTTCTAAATTTTTCAAGTCCTGCAATTTCAGTCGCTTCTATTTCTCTTATTTCCAAATTAGGAAATGGAACAAGTCCATTGCCTATTGGTTCTCCCATATATACGAGTCTATATTTTGTTTCATCTTTTGCTTTAACTGCTTCAGCTTCTTTTATAAACTCTTCTGATATATGTGGATTTTCTAAATATGTTGAATGATGTACATATACATTATTCTCTATGAAAGAATAATTATATTTTTTATTTACCCAGTTATGCTTCATTTTTGGTGGATTGTATGAAAAAAAACCTTTATAAATAAGTCCTTTTTCTAACTTTCCTCTAAAAATTGAATTTAAAACTGTTTCAACTTCATCTTCATTCTTAAACTCTGCAAGTTCTTCAAACCAGTAACGAGCAACAGGGAATTGAGCTTCTTTTATAGATTTACTTTTTTGTGGATCATCTACTCCCATAAAAATAAATTTATTTCCTCTTTCTTTATAAATAATTTCAAGGGGACTAAGTTTATACTCAAAATATTCCTCTACTCCTAAAAATTTAATAGCCCATTTTATTTGTTCATATACTGATTTTCTAAGTGTTTCCCCTACTTTTCTAAAACAAATCGTATTGATGGGATATTGCATTAAATCAACAACTAAAATCAAAGCAATATTAGTTGATTTTGCTGAACCTCTTCCACCTTTGCAAACTAAACGAGTGTATTTATTACTTTTCCAAGCTGAATAAAGTGGGTAAAATTTAGAAGTTAATAGGTCTGATATTTTAAGTTGCTTTCTCTTCTTCTTTGATATCATCAACTATTAACACCCCTCTTTCTTCTTCCTCAGCATGTTGTTTTTCTTTCTTTTCTTTTTCTCTTCTTTTATCCATTTTTTCCAAGACATTTGCAATTTTAATCAGTGAATCAGCAACTTTGGGGTCAACTAATGTTTGAGGATTTTCAATAATATTTAAAAGCATTTTTTTATGTGCTTCATCTAAGATTTCACCCATATCATCAACTGATAATTCTTTTAACTTTCTTGCTTCTTCAAACTCTTCTTTATTTTCTTTTATCCATCTGTAAACTGTGCCTTTACTCTTATTTAAAGCACTAGCTATTTCATCTATACTTTTATTATCTGCATACATTCTTTTAGCTTGTACAAGCTCTAATTTCATAAAGACACCTCCATACTTTTTATTTTATTAAGCAAAAATATTCAGCTTTATCTGCTAGTTTTCCAAATGTTACCCTTTTATACTCTTTTATAATAAATTCACATTCAAAATTATTTTTTAATAACTTTGATAAATTATTATTTACACTCCCAAATACAAGAAATACATTATTTTTATTTTGATTTCTTTTTATAAATTCAATCAATCTATTGTCATCTTTAACTGACCAATTAATCCCTTTGTCAGTAGCATAGTTATAGCCAATAAATTGTTCTTCCTCTTTGTTTATTTTTTGAATGTATGGAGGGTCTAAGAATATAAAACTATTTTCAAACTCCCAATTCTCATCAAATAAATTATTAGTAATTTTGATACTTTTTAATGCTTTCATATAACTTTCTAAATTTTGTAATTTTTGTGGAGAGTAAAAAGCATTTGATAAACTTGTGCTGCAACCACCAAACCCCATTAAAATTTTAAGAACCATTTTTTCATCTTCACTAAAAACTTCATGTTCTTTTTTATTTTTTATTCTTTTCCCACAGCATGGACAACACTCTGAAAAAATATTTTTAAACTTCCTATTTTCTTCATCAAATTTAGCTCTCTCATCAGTATATACATCTCTAGCATTTACTTCTAAATCATGATTAATGTATTCAAGTCCCTTTTTATATACTTTCAAAGCATCTTCTTTTAATAAACATTCAATTTTATCATCTTTTACATTTGCTAATACTTTCAATTTATTAAATTCATTTTTAAATGACAATGGAATCTCCATTGCTCCAGCAAATAAGTCAATAAAATTTTCTTTATAATTTTCTTCAAATATTTCTTTTATTTCTTTATAAAATCTTCCCTTGCTCCCAAAATATGAAAATGGAGGCTTTACTCTTCCCATTTGTACTACTCCTTTTAATCTTTTATTTTCCATACTTGTTATAACTTGTTCCAGAAATAAATGTTGCAAAATTTGCAAAGATTATAAAATTTATAATAAAAAAAGCACACCATTTTTGATGTGCCTTTGAATCTTAATTTTATTTATTATTTTTCTAAGTCTATTTTAATCTTTTCTTTTACTTTATTACTTATAAGTTCACTGTTTAAAATACCATTTATTGCAATTTCTCTAAAAATATCTATTCCATAATCCTGAACTTCTTCATAAAGTTTTAGAATTGTTTCATCTTTTAAATCTTTGATTTCTTTTATACATCTTTTCTTTTCATGATAACTATCTTTATATTCATCTTTCTTTGATATATAACATTCATTAATTAATGTTCTTTCTGTCATTCCTTCTATTTTTATATGATGTATTAAATAGTACATTTTTACTCCTTTTTATTCTTTTTTATATATTCAATTAATGCCTTTTCTATTATGCTAGAGAGAGTTAGAGCAGGATAATTCTTTTTTATTTCAATTAAAAGAATTTCTTTTATTCTAAAAGATTTTAATACTGTTTTATTTTCTTCAGTTAGTTTTTTTCTTCCTGCTCCTTCTCTTTTTCCACCTCTAGTCATAATTAACTCCTTTTATTCATTTTTAATCTAAGATATTTTATTAAATTGTAGATACATAATAATAAGATTATTATAGCTAGTATAATGCTATCTAAATAATGATTTAATACTATTAAAATAGAAATTATAATAATTATATTGAAAATTTTTATATTTTTCATTTGCTTTAATAAGTAAGAATTGTTATAATATTTTAAGCAGGGAGGGTTGTTATCCCTCAACTGCTTAGCTATTATTCTATGATTATCTTTATTAATTCAATTACTGCGACCAACAGCTGAATTGTGCAGATTATCAAGAGTAGTAGCTCTTTTTTTGCTATTTTGTTTTTACCTCCTTTCTTTTTTATTTTTTTCTTTCTCTTACTCATCTTTTCACCTCCTTATGTACACAGTATATCATACTTATTTGATTAATGCAATACATTTTTCAAAAAATATTTAATTTTTTTATAAAAAAAAGAGAGTTTTTAAACTCTCTAAAATAGGCTATATTGATTATCTTTCTTAACTTGAAGGGTACTTTTATATGTGCTATTTTCTTCAAGCAATTCAAGACTCTCTAAATCAACTTGCCATGTGTTCTTTTTTTGATTTTGGATACATCTATATCCTAAAGTTCCAATTCTACAATAATTATATATTGTTCCAACTGAAACTTTTAATCTTTTTGCTGCTTGAGCTACACTTATGTATTTCTTAGGCATTTTCCCCTCCTTAAATCTAATAATTATAAATTTAATAATTCTTGTTTTTTCTTATCAAACTCTTCTTGTGTAATGATTCCACCATCTAAAAGTTCTTTATATCTTTTTATTTCTGCAATTGGATCATTATTTATAATAGGAGTATTATTACTTTCTTTATTTTTTTCATTTTCAGCACTGATAGAAGCTAAAATTGCAACAATATCCTCAGCTTCCTTTTTTGCTCCTCTATATACAAACCCATCTTTTTTAAATTCTGTTTTCAATAATTCAATATATTCGGCTGGGACTATTTTATTATCTAAAACAATTTTAACTTTTAAACTTCTAACAACTTCTTTTGATTTTTTCCCACCAGTAAGTCCTCCAACTACTGCTCCTATACCACCAAAAAGAGCACCTCCAACTACTGCACTTCCAAGCCCACCTTTTGTTATTATATTCCCATCTTCAAGAATTTCATATCCTAGTAAGTCAGAATAATTGTAAATTCTAGCTTTTGTTAATAATGTTTTAGGAAATAGTATCTTTTTAGCATTATCATCAAATTTTATCAGTTTTCCAACTCCTCTTGTTCCAACAAAATTTGCTATATCTAAGTCTGCCTGTTTTTCTTTTTCAATTTCTTCAAGAATTTCAGCTGTTGTTGTATTCTCTAATTTTTTAAAGGTATTTCTATTATTACCACACAAAGCTAAGCATTTACTACATACAAAACCATCATTTAGTTTTTTATGTGTCTTTTCTTTTCCACAGATTGAACATGTACCCTTTTCTCCAAATAATCCGAACATAAAATCACTCCCTCATAATTTTAACAATTCTTATTATACTATAATAGCCCTTTTGTTTCAATATATAACTAAAATACAATTAAAATATTTTACTTTATAATACAATACCACTCAGCTCTATCTAAAGAAATTCCAAAGATAGATTTTTTATATTTCTTTACTACAAAATCTACATTGAAAGCTTTTTGAAGCAATTTTGAAAGATTATTTTCAAGACTTCCAAATACCATAAATACATTATTATTTTTTAAATTATTCTTTATAAATTCCACAAGCCTGGCATCATCTTTTTCAGTCCAGATGTTACTATAATTATAGCCTTTTTTACCAATTTTTACCACTTCTGTTCCACATAAATAAGGGGAATCTAATAGTATAAAACTATCTTTATAGCTCCAATTTTCATTAAAATAATTATGCATTATTTCTATGTTTTTTAATTTATCTAAGTATACTTTTATTTTTTCTATTTTTGCTGATGAATAAAAGCTGTTAGATAAAGAAGCCCCATTATTTAAACTTGCAAATAGTTCAACCATTCGTATTTCATCATTTTTAAAATTTAGAGTATTGTCCTTTCTAAACTTTTTATATCTTCTTTTAATTTCTGCCCATAGCTTTTTGTCTATATATAATTCTTTTACTGTAATTTTTTCTATATCTTTATATAAGAATCTAGCAAATTCTTTATATCTGTTTATAGTCATTTTATTGCACTTCAAGAAACTTTCAATATGCTCATCTTTTACATTTGCTATTACTTTAATATTTTTAAAGTCTTCTTTGAGATTTACTGCTACTTCCATTCCACCAGCAAATAAATCAATGTAAGTATTTTTCTTACTTTGTATAAATATTTCTTTTATTTCACTATAAAATCTTCCTTTACTTCCAAAATATCTAAAAGGCTTTTGTATCTTCATTTTATTCCTCCTTAAACAAAAAAAGAGCCCAGTAATTCCAACAATTTAACTTGTTGAAATACTGAGCTCAATGCTACAAAGTATTTTAATTATTCTATTCTTTTTTTACTATTTTTATTGGCACTTTTTTATTGGCTTCTATGATGTATCCATTTTTTATTTTCACCTCACACCAGCCTTCATGCTTTTTTATTTCTTCTAAAATATACTTCTCATTTCTTTCAATGTTAGTTTCTGCCATTCAGTACCTTCCTCATCTTTGCTAGTGCATTATGTTTTGCTATATGCACTCTTTGTCTACTAACTTTTAGTTGTTTTGCAACTTCTTCTCCAGAATATCCATCGAAGTATAACTTTTTAATAACATATTTTTCTTGCTTTGTACAGCAATCTAGCAATTTTGCCACAAATGTTTTTTCTTCTAAATCTATATTATTTATATTTTTATCCTCAATTTCTAAACCTTCATAAGTTTGAAATTGTATTTTATCCCTCCTTCCTTTCTTGATTTCACTTATAGCATTATATGAAACCCTATAATTTTCTTTATCTATAAATCTTCTTATTCGTGCTTCAATATTGGGATATAAATGTGTAAGAAACTTAGTATTATAACTAAAATCATAAGTTTTTATAGCTTCATAGATTCCAAGTATCCCTTCCTGGAATCCATCATCTGTTCCACCCCATTTATTATTTATCTTTCTAACTGCATTCATATATCGTTCAATAAGCTTTTCGGTTGCTTCATCATCTCCAGCTTTAGCTCTATGAATTAGCTCTAATACTTCTTTACTCTCCATATTTTCCTCTATAATGCCATTTTACTTCTTACAATCTTTTCTTTAGCTACATCTATAACTGTCTTAATATCTTGATATTCTAGCCCTATATTAGTTAATTCCTGCTCTAATAATGCTTTATTCCCTTTTATTTTTTCTATTTTCTTATTTAATTCAGTTATTTCAGCATTAGCAATTGCTATACTATTATTAATCTCTGCTTTTCTTTCAAAATACTTGTCTTCAAAATTATTCTCTTCAATCTCTGCTCTTTTTAGATTTTCAAGTAAAACTTTAAGCATTGTTCTATTTCCTTCATCATCTAGCCCATAATCTATTGCATAGCAAGTTACTAAATTATCTCCAACAACTACATAAGTCATTAATAATTGTTCATTTATATAAAATTCTGCTTTTTTATTACCTTCATATGCTGCTGTATTAATGTATCTAGCTTCCTTAAACTCTTCTTTTAAACTTACTTCTAAAACTTCTATTTTCTCTTCGTTTGCTTTTTTCCAGATGTCCCAAGTTTTATCACTTATAATATTAGCTTTGTGAACCCTTGAAGCATATCTCATTAGAGCATGCTTTGTTATATTAATTTCTTTCATTATTTCCTCCTATCTAAATCCTAGCCAAACATTTTTTTCTAAATAAGTTATTTCATTATGTCTTTTTAACATTTTCTTTAATGCTGAAAAGCTGGGGAAACAAGGCAAAGTATAAGAAATTTTTTCATACATTCCTCTCTCCTTGCATACCTTTTTCCCGTACATTTCTTCAAATTTTTTTATATATTTCTTTGAAAATTTTGATGTTTCTTTTATATGTACCCATTGCTCTTCTGATGTTTGTATTTTTCCATCAACTATCACAATATATGATAAAATCATTCTCTTTTTATTACTTGTTAATCCAATAAATACCTCATGTTTATCTATTTCAAATCTTAAAAATCTATCTACTATAAACTGTCCTTTTAACCATTCATAGTCTTCATTTGTTACGATTTTCTTCTCCATTTATCCCTCTTTTCTCTTGCCAGTCTACTATTTCTTCAAGAATATAAATTAATTTACTACATTCCTTAACTGTCATATTTTCTAATGTCTTATCTTTCCCAAGATACTGTTCTATAAACTCCTTCTTATCTTTTTCATAGTAGACTTTACTACATAAAGTATTAAACTTATTTATTTGCTTTTCTGTTGCATAGTTATTTATTAATCTTTGAAGTATTTTTATAAGAATCTCAGCCTGATTATAGCTGAGATCCTTACTAGACTCCTTATTAAATTTGCTTTTTAAAAGTGCTCTATATTCTTCATCTTTTAACCTTGCTTTATGCTTTAATGTATGAATATATTTAATTTGATGTTTCTTTATCTCCTTCATTTTTTAAATCCTCCATTACTGTAGTCATAGAAAGAGGTATATTAATTTTATTCCCATTCTCATCTTTGTAATATGCTTCAATGAATGTTTTAGACTTTTGAGGTTTCCAAGCCTCTTTAATTATCTGAACTCCTTCACTTAGTTCAGCATCATCTATATTTCCCGCTATTCTTTCAAGCTCCATAACTCTTGAAGCTTTTAAATTGCCATTTTTATCTTTTTTTAATAGCAAATTAACAATCTCTAAAAGTTGACTATTTTCATCTTGTACAACTCTATAAATGTAATTTTTAACTTTTTCTATTCCTGTGTGAACTGTGTCATCAAAACTGTCTAACATTCTATTACCAAGAGTTATTGAAATTTTCCCATCACTAGTTGTGAATGTGTGTGACTGTTGATTATCTTTTACTCCATAAAGTTCTGCTTTTAACTCCATAATACTTTTAAAATCATCAAATACTTCTTTTTTTGACATCATTATTTGTGCAGAAATATTTTTTATTTTATCTATTGAATTTATTACTGTTTCATCAACAAGATTTTTATAAGCTTCTATTTTTGCTTTTCTCTCTGCCTTTTTCTGCTTCTCTTCTTCTAATAGTTGTTTTTTTAATATTTCTTTTTCTTCAGCTGTCATGTTCTCTAAATTCATTTTTTCCTCCTATTTTTTCATTAATAATAAAAATCCACAGATTAAAAAGTATATACCTGATATTACATAAATACTTGCAATGAATAAAAGAAATTTCAATATTCTTAAAAAAATTGGTTTTTTACAATAAATTCTTTCTCCATCAAGATACACTTCTCCATCACTGTATACTTTTCCATTAAAAACTGTTGAATATGTTCCTCCTTTTATTATGTATGTTTTTCCATTTACAGTTACTCTATTTATACTCATATTTTTTTAACTCCTCCACTCTTATAAGTTCCTCATACCCTGTCAATATATCCACAAGTTTTGCATATACTCCATTATTACTTTCATAAGCATAGATAATTCCATTAATCTTATATAAGTCTTTTATTTGCATAATCTAGTCCTTTAATCTTTTAAAATCGACAACAGTTACAGCAACATCTTCTGTTCTAAACTTATTTTTTAAAAATTTTCTAAGCTCTTCTATAAATTCATCCAGTAACTTTTCTGTCATTTCTTCATTAAAAATTCTAACTTTTCCAGTATATGATATTGCTCCATACACCTTGTAAATACAGCTTATGTAATATTTATATTTCTTTTTTCTTCTAAAAAACCCTTTTTGAATTTTATAATCCTGGCCCACATTAAATCCTGTAATAAATAAAGTAATTCCAAGTCCTGCTAAAAGCCAATCACTCATAATGCCTCCTTGTCAAATCTTACCCATAAATATCTTACTTTTTCCCCATTATCATTAACAACCTCAACCATGCTAGTACTTGTATCTACATCTAATACTTTATATTCTTTGTCTAGTGTCAATTCTCCATTAGCCTCTATAATACACTTTACAATATCACCCTTTTCTAGTTTCCACATTTGAACCTCCTTGATTATTAGCAGCAACTAATATAGAAGCTACTACAATTGCTAGTATTTTTCTCATGTTGTTTCTCTCCTTGTAATTTCATTCAAAGCCCGTTTTTTAGTTCTAAAATAGTTATTTATGAAAAAGTTATATTTATCTATTGTTGTTCCTTGCTCTTTTATCTTTCGTATAATATTGAACATATCTATAAAATAGTAATATTCCCCAGTTTTTACTCTTTTTCTTTTCATTCTATCCAGCACCATTCTAAGCAACACTAAATTTTTGAAAGTTTTTCATTTATTATTGCTATAATTTTTTTAAATTCTTCTGTAATTTTTATATAACTTTCCCTAGCTTTTGAATTACCTTTGTTGGCTGCTTGAATGCAATTCTTTCTTTTCACTGAAAGAGCTGCTAATTCATTTAACTCCTTATCAATTTTTAGTGCATCCTTTCCATATTCTTTTGTTAAAATTTTCTTTGCTTCTTCAGTTAAGATTTTATCTTTCATATACTCCTCCTTAAAGTGCTAATGTTGATAATGCTGCATCTATATATTTTTTTTCAATTTTTAATGAATTGTTTTGTAAAGCTATTTCATAGCTTGCTGTTAAAACATTTGCTAAGTTTCTTGCTGATCCTCTTGCTTGTATATTTATATAACTTATCAATGTCTGCAATTCACTTTCTTTATATAATTCTGTTTCATTTTTTAAAAATTCTTTCACAATACTTGAAACATCATCTATTGCTAAATCTTTTAGTGTTATATTTACAACTGCACGACTTGATAAATATTCATATTCTTTTTTTCTTGATAAAATTTTACTTTTTAATGCTTCAGTTCCAGCAATAACAACACCAACTCCTGTTTGGTCTGCAATACTTCTAATAATGTCAATTACATTTGCTTTTAAGTGTTCTCCTTCATCAATGATTATGATAGTTTCTGTTAGTTTTACAGCATCTTTTATTCTATCTTTTAGAGTTTCAGAACTTCCACTTGTATCAAGTTTTAGTTCTCTTGCTAACTTTTTAATAAGCCCTACACTAGATATTCCATTTTCTGCTGTTATTAAAACTCCTCTACCTTTGTAAGTTTTTAACCATTCTTGTAGAGCATGTGTCTTTCCAAGTCCTGCTCTCCCATAGATATATCCTATTTTTGCACTTTCTATAATTCCTTCTGTTATGTTAGAACTTACATAATTTTTTATAGTATTTAATACATGAAATACTCTCTTTTTTGATTCAGTGTTTATAGAAAAATTTATTCTTTTTATTTTTCTTTTATGTCTATTTAAGAAGTCTTCCACTTTTTCTGAAAAGGCTTCATTATCTCCAGTATATGTTCCTTTTCTCCACTCTGATAATGTACTTGCTCCCACTCCCATAGCCTTCGCTATTTTCGTATAACTCATATTATTTTCTTCAGAAAAAATTTCTAATCTTGTTCTTAACTCTTCCATTATTCCTCCTCTAAATATACTCCATCTCCTAAAAGGATTCTTTCTTTCTTTTTTTCTATCCTTTTTTTATTTTCTATAGCCTTAGTATCTTCAATTATTGCTGCATCAATTAAATTTAAATCATCTCTTATATCTTCTCTTATTCCCATAATTTCTTTACTTAACTTGCTAATTTTTTGTAATCTCTTTTTATGTGTTTTAATAGCTGTAACATCTTTCCAACCAGCAAGTCCTAATTGTTCAGCTTTGCAAAGAAATTCTCCTGTTTCCTGATATACATAGATATAGCTCAAATTATGTGGATCATACTTAATTTTGGCTTTTTCTGTTTGATGATAATATAAGTATTCATTAACATAAGTATTTCCCATAAATTCAATACCATTTTGCTTTATAGTTCTTATTTCTTCATATAAGAATAACAGCCTAAGCTCTTGATCTGATAACATCTTTCTATTTGCAATAGGATTTTCTTCCTGAAATACTTCCAATGGTGTCCTATTGTTCATTCCTCTACCTCTATGAGCTCTCAGCCCTGCTGCTCTTCTTAAAGCATAATAATTATGATTTTTAGTTTCTATAAACTTTTCTATCAATTCTTCAAGTTCCCACTGCTCTAAGATTTCTCCTTTATCCAACTTTTGCATTGCAAAACTTCTTAGACGCTCAGGACGTTCTATAATGTTTCCTCCCTTATAAGTTACAAATTGTTTTGTAAAACTTTCCTTAAAATCAACGAACCATCTTTCTATATGCTTGGCTTGTGCATTGTATGCTTTTGCGTGATCTACATCTATTCCTAAACTTGCATATATACCATCCAATTCGTCAGTCCCCTTTAAGACTTTTGATTTATATGCTTTACCATTGTCAGTGTATAAATGTTGAGGAACTCCATATTTTTCAATTCCTCTTTTTAAAGCTATTGCAATAGCTTCTGTCGTTTCGCTCCAAGCTAAACTCCAACCTGTTATAAATCTACTTTTTACATCAATCCATACTATCAATTTAGGAGATCCGAAGTATCTTTCTCCATTTGCTTTTTTTCTATCTCCTTGATAACACATCATCTCCAAATCATGACCATCTGACATCCAAACTTCTCCAGCTTTTATGTCCTCATAGCTTCTTTCAATGTACGGCGTATGAGTGTCTTTAAACTCTTTGTTACCCATTCTTGCTTTATCTTTTTCAATAATATTTATATCTTTATTAAGATAATTTCTTAAAGTACCATAGCTGATTGCCTCAACTCCAAACATTGCAACTATTCTCTCAAATACAAATGTAATTTTTGGCTTGTTTTTACTAAAATAAAGCATTTTAGCAGTTTCTAAAACCTCTTCTTTTACTCTTCTTATTCCCTTAGTTGTTCCATGTCCAGAAGCCAAAGCCAGTGGATTATGTTTATTTTTTATATATATTCCCCACCATCTACGAAGCGTAGGTACTGTTAGTTTTTTCAAAATTTCTAACTGTTGAGGATAATTCTTGCTTGCCTCTTTTACAAACTTTTTTATTATTTCTTCCTTACTATCTCCACCTTCCTCATATTTTTCTTCCAGTTTCATGCAAATAATAAACCTAGCATTAGCAACCCTTTGATTCCAGTTTGGTAGCTCATCAATTGCTGTTGCTTCTCTCTTTGCTACTGTCCTAGTTGCTACTTTCTTTTCTTTTTCTTCCTTAACTTCCACCAGTGAAGCTCTATATGCATCCACCTCAGAAGCCTTATATACATTTTTATAAACTTTTCCTATTTTTTTCTTTTCAACAGTCCAGCCTTGTAACTGTGCAAATCTTAAAGCTTGAGTTCTAGTTTTTTCAAAGAGTCTTTGTAAATCTTCTAATAAGTATTCTTTTGTCATAAAAGCTCCTTTCTAAAAGATCCTTACATTCAAAGCCCTTTCAATTCCCTTTTCAGTTTCTAGATCTCTTTCTGCATTAAGTCCTCTTAATGCTCTATATACCTTCTTTTCATCTAAATCTTCTTTTTTACAAAAATCTTTCAATGTTAAATCTCTTAGTAATAACGATTTTTGAAATGTTTTTACTCTCTTATCTCTATTTTTTACATAAGCTGGGACTTTATCACATAATGCTAGTACCTCAGCTTCTCTTTCTTCTAATTCTCCATTTAAAAGTTTTTTAAATTCATATTGACTTAGATTAAGCTCCTGCATTACCTTTTGTAGACTTATTTCTGCATCAATTAAATTCTTCTTTATTTCTGTTATTCTGATTAACTTTTCTCTATATTGCTCTACCTTCTGTTCTATACACATTTTCAAGCTCCTTTTCTAACTTTAAAATCATCTTTTTATATGTATCTGGATGCTTCTTTAAATGTTCAAGCATTCCTTCTATATAAATTTTTCTTTCCATTTACTCTCCTTTTTGATATAATCAAAGTATCTAATTTTTACTGGGGACACCATAGCTTTGCCGAGCATGATGTCCTTTTTTCTAATAATTAAAATATTGATAACCTGCTCTCTTATAATATTGTCTTAAACTATACACATTTTTTAATCTTAAATACTCCACAGCCTCCTCTTCTTTACCTTGTTTTATATATAACTCCAATGCTAATGAATGTTTCATATCATCAAGATTACAAACTCTTCCTAAATATTTTCTAGTATTCACTTTATTCCAGTACCACAATGTACTTAAATCAAGTGGAAAAATTTCATTTTCTAACTCATGCTTTTCAGCATATTGCAATAAATCCTTTATTAAATCCTTGCTTACTCTCCTTCCTGATATTGTTACATTTTGATAGTCAATATCTTCAACTTTTATTTTTACAATCTCTTTGAAAAATAACCCTAACTCTTTAAGAACCATATACATAAGTCTTTCTCTTTCAGGCACTGAAGCTGTTAATATATTAAACTGCTCTATTGTTATAAAGTCCTTAGTTTTAAAAACTCTTTTATACTTCCTAATATTTTCAGTTATATTTAAGCCTAGTATTTCTTCAAAGAAAAACTCCAAAGCATTGAGTTCTACAAGCACTGTATTAACAGATAATGTCATTAACTTGTTATCTAAATATCTGATTACATCTTCTTTTTTTACATCTATCACTTCCTTATTCATTGATTCTAAAAATTCTTTTACTATTCTCTTGTATGTTCCTTGTGTTGAGATTGAATACTCTCTGTAGCTCATTTCTGACTGTAAACTTAATAAATCTAAATAAAATTTATTGTTCTCCTCCATCTTCATCTCCATACACCGCATCACTTAGTTCATTCACTGCACCAACAATTTCATCAACTTTACTTTTTATTAGTTTTATATCCTCTTGCATTGGTCCAATCATTTCAAAATATTCTTTTGCCTTTTCAAAAAATTCAAATATATCTTTTATTTCAATATCTCTTTTAGTTAATAGTTCCATCATTTCATCTAGTCTTGGTTCTATCATTGCTGGTAATGCTGGAACTCCTTGATTTAAAGCTATTTGATTAGTTTTTAATCTTGTTATCATCTCCTTTGAAAAGTTTTTTATAAATCTTCTAAATTCCTTTGCTCTTTGAGTGTTTGCTAGATAAGCAGCCTCAAAAATACCATCTTGATTAAATACTCTTTTTTCTCTTTTCTTTAATATTCCCCCTTCATTACTTAAAACTTTCTTTATACTTGAATATTCCGTATTTTGTAATTCTGAATTATTACTTAAAAATGTTTTGAAAGCTCTTATATCTGAAAAACCTAAAGCTTTTGAAAGTTCAGTCATATCCATTTCAATTTCATTGTTATTATTTGTCATTATTTGCAGTTCTGTATTTTCAAATATTACTAAATTATTTTTATTATTCATCTCCTCCACCTTTTTATTTGATTTTTAACCTCTTAAAAGCTATAATTTAATAAAAAACTTTTAAGGGGAGATATTTATGAATTATATATTTGCACTAATATTGATTTTTTTTGTTTTTTGGGGATTTTATTTATTTGTTATTAACTTTTCAACATCAATAATTTCATTTTTCATTAAATTTACTAAAAAGATTCTTTTTTCTCAATTTGATTTTATGATTATTTTTGTTTTTTCTATACTAATTCTTATTTTTAACCTTTATGTATCAATGGATATATCAAATGAGATTATTACTGTTTTTGTTTTTTTACCTACTGTATTTTTTTATAATACAGATGAAAAAAATTCTATTATGAAATCTAGTATTAAAATTACCCTATGGATTATCTTCATAAAAATATTCTTTAATAATGAAATTATTATTCCAGATCCTGATGATGTACACCCAATAATAGCTGCATTTTATGCTATGCTTTTATATATTAAGTCAATTGTTTATGCAAATTTTTATGCTGACACATTAAGAGTATTGTCTATTGTTTTAAGATACCTAAATCAATAAAGTTTAATACTATTAAAATGATAGTAGTAAGCAAAGATAAAATAAATGCTTTTATTAAAATGACACCTATCTTTTTTAAAACTTTCATATAACCTCCTCTTATTTTTATTTAAAATGTACCTTATATTTTCCTGTACTCATCATCTCCTTTTCTTCTTTATATTGTGCTTCTATCCCCCTTTCTAATTTTTATATTTTTAATTTTTATATTTTTTAGAAAAATATCTTTAAAAAATAAAATCTATTTTACAGATTTTTTAATTTTTTTTTATAAATCTTAGATACAGATTTAATTTGTATCTAAGTTATAAAAATGTTATAATTAATAAGATAAACTTATATTTTTATTCTGTTTGTTTATCTTATATTCTTACATTTGTTTATTTAAGTTGATATTATCACATTCGTAGTTAAAAGTCAACTTATTTTTAAATTATTTTTTACATTCGTAAAAAGGAGGTAAAATGTTTTCAATAGGAAAGAAAATTGAGTTATTACGAAAACAAGAAAAATTGACAAGAGATGAACTTGCTGAAAAAACTAATATTTCTAAACAAAGTATTTTTAATTATGAAACAGAAAGAAGATTAATTCCTATTGATGCACTTTCTGTAATTGCTGATTTTTTTAAAGTTCCAATAGAAAGCTTTTTTTCAGATGATTATAAAGAATTTAAAAATATAAAAGAAGCTGATATAAAAAGAATTCCTATACTTTCAGATGTAAGTGCAGGTTATGGAAAAGAAGCATTAGAAGAAGCAACTGATTGGATATCTCTTCCAAGTAGTATAGCAAAGACAGCTACTTTCGCTACTTTTGTTGAGGGTGATTCTATGGAACCCAAAATAAATGAAGGAGATCTTTTACTTGTACAAGACACTCCTCAACTTGACAGTGGAATGATAGGAGTCTTTCTTTTAAATGAAAAAGTTTATTGTAAGAGATTTCATTATAACCCAATTACAAAAGAAATTATTTTAAAATCCCTGAATTCTAATTACAAACCTATAAAAATAACAAATGAAGATGAATTTAGAATAATAGGAAGAGTTGTTGGGATTTATGATTATACAGTTTAATTTTTATTGTCCTATTTTAACCAGTGATAGAATTATCACTGGTTATTTTATATTGGTTTTATTGCCTTATTTATATATATATCTTAATTTTAAGGTGTTTAATTTCCGAATTTTTTATTTTTTCTTACTTTTTTTCTTTTAATTTACTCTTTGCACATCATTATTTTCTTAATCTATTTTTTTAACTTCTTATTTTTTCAATCAATTTTATGCTGTGCATCAATTTTTTAAAAAATACCATTAATCTTTTCTTGCACATCGTCTGAAACTTATTTAAAAATAAAAAAAGGGATATTAAACCCCTATTGAACAATTATTGAATTTTCTTGAATATTTTTATTTTTTTTCATTTATGCTGTGCAAGATCAAAATATTTTCTTATTTTTTCTCAGAAATTATCATTTTTTCTCACACACTTACACACCATTTTATTTAGCTCAATATACCTATAAATCTATAATTAATTAATTTTTTCTTTATAAAATTCCATTTATCATTTCATATTCCCCCTTACATTAATGACTTAGCATTATTTAAATTCTAATATAGAAATACATAAATTAAACCAAGACTTATAGAGATAGAGGCTTG